CCCGCTGGTGAAATGCCTCCCGCTGGCCCTGAAGGCGGCAAGGCTGCTGGCGGAACACCTGCTGATGAAGATTTCCTTAAAGGAATTGCCGAAGCTGGTAGTATGCGATAATATCCCAAAATGTTCGTCTCGCAGATATACGACGAGGCCGCAGAAATCCTTGCAACTACCGACCAAAAGAAGGTTTTCCGCAAGCTAACGCAGGCCGTTCAGACTCTTATGGAGTCTGGTCACTACTTCCACACCAATCAGGAGGTAGATGTCTGCACTGGATGGGACGGGCAAACCATTACGCTCCCTCGCGGGATTGAAGTCCCGCTGGGAGTGAATGTGGACGGCTCCCCTACTTATTTTAGGGGTAGGCTGTTCCAGTATCATGTCAACAAGGGCGGGATGTATAACCCTGTTGATTGGGCATGGGATGACAGGGGCTTTGTGGCGACAGTCATGGACATCCGCCAGCCTTCGCAGCTTGTTGCTATCTCCGAGCATAGCGCAGACGCAGGAGGCCAGATTCGCGTCATTGGTACTGACTCAAACAACCGAGATCTTCGGACGCAGATGCCGGATGGAACGACTGTTGACGGCATCCTTGTACCTATTCACGCGCAAACCGACTTCCCTCTTGGTTCTATTGAGCCTGATGGAGTAACAATCCAGACCCGCGACGTTGCAGTTGCTCCGTTTACAAAGTTTACCTCAACTTCTGCTCATGAGCTTCAGTCCGGCCAGTCTGCCGTGCTTTCTCTTGGTTCAGGCACGATGCCTAGCTTCATTTACGCAGGTCAGACCTATTACATTGGCGTTGATGACGCTAACACGATCCAGCTTTACCAAAACTCGCTTGATGCCAAGGCAGGAACTAATCCTGTCTTCCTGCAAAGCATCCTGAACGCTGGGACGATCACGCTGACTGACGCACGACCAAGCAATCTGCTGACGGCAATCAATCTTCAGTCCACGCCAACGATTGCGATTGATTCTCCTAACGAGCTGACATTTTCCGTTGGATCTGGAACAGGTTTCTCAAGTTTCCTTCCATCCCCGCTTGCCGCAAACACGACTTATTTTGGCCAGCAACTTGATTCTAGCAACATTCAAGTCTATTCAACGATTACGGACGCACAGAACGGCACAAACCCAGTCCTGCTTACTGGTAATAGCGGACAGTTTAATACGGACATCCGCAAAGCAATCGCCCCTCAAACAACTCTGTCATTCGCCGTCCAGCATTACTATCAGAATGGCGATCAAGTGCAGGCGTTTACCTCTGGTGGAACACTTCCGACACCTCTGATTGCAGGACAGAACTACTTTGTTCATGTAATCGACAATTACACGGTTTCCATTCACACCAACACCGCTGATGCAACAACTGGAACGAATCCAATTGTTCTAACGGACGATGGATCTGGAACCAATTCGCTTGTTAAGCTGATTGCTGCCACATCTACGGCAGGAACGACAAATCAGATTACAGCAAATGGACTAAAAATCCCTACGCCAACTGTTACATCAACGGCAAACGCGATTGCTACAGTTTCTGGCTCTGTAACAAGAGTAAACATTACAAGCGGAGGAAAAAACTACACATACGCTCCGCAAGTAACTTTTGATCCACCTCTAAAGGCATATTCTATTACTGGAGATACGACTTCCTCTTCAACCACAATTGCCAACATTTCTAGTCTTAATAATGTTGTTATTGGCCAAACTATTACTGGTTCTGGAATACCAGCAGGAACGATTGTTTCTAGCATTGGAGCAACATCAATTGTTATTAGCAATGCGGCGACTGCAACGGCAACAGGAGTTTCTCTGACTGTCCAAGCAACTGTTCCTGCAAACTCAACGCAGACATTTTCTGCTGCTACTGGATATGCAGTAATGATTCCAGATGCAACTGGATCAACAACTTATGCTGTTGGATCTATTGTTATCACATCCGCTGGAGAAGGATACACATCCACTCCAGCTATTACAATTGATCCTCCTCCAGTAAACATCAACTTTACTGGAACTCTTATTAGTGGAAATACGTCAGTAACAGTTTCCTCAACAAATGGACTACTTGCCGGACAATCTATTTATGGAAATGGAATTCCTAATTCTACTACTATTGTAAGCGTTGGAACAGGAACGATAGTGATGAGCAATGCTGCAACGGCATCTGGAACAGGAGTTTCTATTGTTGCCGTATCATCTGCATCTGCAAACCAAGCTAAAGCAACCGCCGTTCTTCAGACATCTTCAGTTTCCAACATTGTAATCCCAACTGGAGCAGGGGGATCTGGATATAGTGCCGCGCCAATCGTTAATATAAACGGAGGTGGTGGAACTGGAGCTACAGCAACCGCGCAAGTATCAAATGGAGTTGTTACTTCAGTTGTTATTGTAACCCGTGGTACTGGATATACGTCAGCACCGACAGTAACATTCACACCTTCTACTGGTGTCTTTGTTGAGTTTTCTTCTACTGGAACGCTTCCAGCACCTTTGACCGCAGGAACAGCATATAGGATCGAAACTCCTCTAAATGCGTCTACTGGAACGTATACGATCAAAAACGCTGATTACAGCGACATTAACATTACGGGATCTCCTACAGGTAATTTCTATGTAGCTCTTACGAGAGCATTCAGCATTAAATTCAATAGCAACTGGTCGGGTGATTTTGGTGGTCTTCAGACAGGCAACGCAGTCTATCTTGCTTCTGATTATCTGCTTCCGACAGGCGTAAACAACACTACGCAATACTACGTTCGCCTTATAAATTCTTCCACGGCAGAGTTGTATAACAGCCCAACAAATGCGACATCATCTCCGCAGCCTGTAACTGCTACAACGACGAACGGGTCTAATTCGTTAACCTCTGTTAGCCCTACAACCAATCTTGCAATTGGACAAAAGGTAACTGGAACAGGAATCCCGCAAGACTCTGTTATTACCAACATCAGCGGGTCAACTGTAACGATTAACAACACAGCTACGGCATCTGGAACGACATCAATCGGTGTAACGATTGGAATTATTACGCCAACGAGCCTCGGAGTAGGCCAAGGGTACTACGCTGTTAGAATTGCCTCGTATGCAAAGGCGTACAACAACCTAGTTGTTCCTAGTTCTGTTGAATACTTGAGCAATGGAGAGCTTGTCCAGTTCTCTTCTACTGGATCTCTTCCATACCCGCTTACAAGCGGAACCAATTACAAGATTTCTTTGTCTGGAAATAACGTATCGCTGACTGATACATCCAACAACCCTATCATCTTTACAACAAACGGCACAAATACAGGCGTTCCTACGCTTCCTACAGGCCAGATGAGCATGAACATTGTGCGTACATTCTCACCTATTGCTTCTACTAGCCTTGATGCGGTCGGATCGCTGTTTGAGATCGGAGATCAGGTTCAGGTTCGTCCTTCAGCAGGAGACGTTCTTCCTACTGGTCTTGTTGCCAGCACGATGGCTGCTCCGCAGTATTATTATGCACGGCCTATAGATGCCAATAGCTTTGAGTTGTACGACACCTACGCGCACGCTGTAAACACAGCCTCTACGACAGGTAGGATTACTTTCTACGACATGGGAAGCAAGGTTAGCAGCACGTTCTACGTTGACGTAATCCTGCCTCCTACGCTGGTGAAGAGCATCTTGCACGTTGAGAAGCCTGAAACGCTTGGATATGTCAGCCTGTACGCTCTGGATTATGGACGTAGCAATGACATGGCTTTGATCGGGCAGTATCATCCTACGGAGACAAATCCAAAGTACCGCCGCATCCGCATTGGACAGAAGTGTGCATGGGCTAGGATCATCTACCGAATGGCACATCCTGTCATTGGCAGTTTGTATGATTACATTCCCCTAGAAAATGAACGTGCAATCATCGCCGCAGTCCATGCTTGCGATTTAGAAGACAAGGATTTTGCAGATCAGGCACAGCGTTATTGGGCAATCGCGCTTCAATATCTCCGCAATCAAAACGAAAGTATGGAGGGTCATGCGATGATGCCTATTCAAGTGGATAATCTCGTATACGGAGACAGAACAGATTGTGTAATGTTCTAACGAATGAATAGCGACAACATCAGATCGGGGAGACTCGTTAAAGCAACGGCGAACTGGATTCATGGTGTTAATTCAGTCCGTAGCCCGTGGTCACTTCCCGAGGATCAGGCCAAGTTCGCGGTGAACGTAAATATGCGCGGAGGCATCGCGCAGACTCGCAACGGCTTTAAGATGAAGCTGTCCTTGCCTAAAGGAAACTTCCAAGGCGGTATCATCTTCAACGCAAACAAGCAGTCAAAGGCGGCATCTACGACCACCAATCTGTCTGGTGTAACCATTACGCAAAAGAACACGATCTTCACGCCTGAAGGCACAGACATCGCGGCATCAGAGCTTCCCTACGCCGTTTTTGTTGTTGATGGAAAGGTCTACTATGCTCCGTTCCCGCTGACGCAGCCTAAAACATGGAGCGATTACCAGCTTTCGGATATCTCGCTAGATCCGAACGTGTCTGAAGTCAGCATGGTTGTGGCAACGCAATCGGCGGCGATTAATACCAGCGGAGGAACGACAGTCACGCCTTCTCACCGCATGGTTGTCTTCCAAGATGGGATCAACAAGCCATACTACTGGGATGGTTCTGACAAGACTGGCGGGACAATCCCCGATATGCCTATTGGCTACTGGATGGCATTCTCTGGCAACCGCCTATGGGTAGCTAATGGAAACATCATAAGTGCCTCTGACCTTGCAAATCCTCTTGGATGGACAGAGCGTGTGTCCGGCGCAGGTCGTGGTGATTTCAGCGTAGCGCGTCCCGTTACGGCGATGCACGATCACATTGGGCAGAACAACGATACTCGCCTGTATGTGTTCACCGATCAAGCGACCTATTCCCTAGCGTCTGGTGTGCTGGATCGCTCGCAATGGTCAACGACTGCCAATTTCCAGCAGACCTTGTTCCCAAATATCGGATGCGTTGCCGGAAAGAGCATTGCATTCCAGAACGGACTGATGTGGTGGTACTCACAGGGCGGTCTTGTCAGCGTTGACGTTGCGGCATCTAGCTATCTATCTAGCCAAGTGCTGTATAAGGACGTTGAAATGGCAAAGGCAAAGCGTCTGATGGCTCCAGATTACACGGGTGTTTGCGCTACATCTTTTGAGAACTATCTGCTGTATTCAATCCCGTACCTTGAAGTGTTGAATAGCGCGACGATGGTGCTGGATTATGCCGCCGCATCCGAATGGAATCAGGCTCGTACTCCGGCATGGGCTGGTGTCTGGACTGGCATTAGACCTGTAAACTGGTCAACAAATGTCATCAATGGCGTTCCTCGTTGCTTTGCCTTCTCGGTTGATTACGCCAGCACTAGCGATGGATCATTTAACCACCTGTGGGAGGCTTTTGTGCCTGAAAGGTATGATACCTATCTTGAAATTAATCAAGACGGCACAACCAACGAGCGCATCAACCGCATTTACTGCCAATTTGAGACCGGATTGCTTGGCGACGAGATGGGTCTCAAGCAATTGGCTTACGGAGAGCTTGATTGTACGCAGATTGCCGGAACGGTTGACGTAAAAGTGTCCTATCGCGGAAGCAAGGGCGTGTATCAGTCAATCTTGAACAGCCGTTTGCTGGCAGTTACCGATCCATATCAGTACGAGACTAGCCAACAGGCCAACCAGATCGCTGATCTTGGGATTCTCCAAACGCAATATCGCCGCCTGATCACCGAGAATGTCCAACGGACAACGACTGATACGTCTTGCGAGTCCAAATACACGCTTGATGTGGATAAGGCATTCAGCTTCCTCGTTGAATGGTGCGGATCTATGGGGGTTGATGCCATCAGAATGTATCAAGACCCGTGGATTGAGAAATCTGTTGGCCGGACAAATGCTAACGAGACAAAGTATTGCGTTGTTGCAGAGGATGGTTCTTCTATTTCTATTGATCTGGAGCCTGCACCGCAGGAAGAGGCCGGAAACGCTCTTAATTCATGGTCTAGCACGCAGACGAGGACGGTTAAACTAAAGTGTCAGAACTCAAATACCTACGTTTCCGCTACTGCTACCGCATCTTTCATCAGCTATGTCTCGCTTGACGATGCAAATACGCAGGCGGCAGCACTAGCAACGCAGAAGGCTACAACTGCGGCAACCGAATACACCAAGACCTGCTGATATGCCTACGATCCAACAAGCTAGTGTGCCTGTAACAGAGTTTCCAAACCTGTATATGTCGCCGTTTGGTAATGACGGGGTAATTCCACTTTATTCAAGCATCCCGCTCAATACTATTACAGATCCTGACTGCCTTCCTTGCATGGTTTGCGGAAATTCGGTTGTAAGGAGACAGATTATCTCACAGCAATCTGAAAATCTTCAATCTACGCTTGCAAATGGCGTTCAGGTGGCTGTAGGAACATAATTCATGAGAGATAAAATATCATATAAATACATAGCACCAAATACGCAGGAGTTTAGGCAGATGCAGACATTTGCCAAGTCATTTGACCACAAGATTGTAGATAGTCCCAACATTACACTTCACGCCTTATGCAGGGGTGACACAATCTTTGGATATTCTGATTGTGTTTATCTTCCTGTAACTTATCCGGCATTTCATCCGGCAATTACACGGCCTAGAGATGTTGTTCAGGTGATGAGCGATTGGGTTGCTCACACGCAACTAGCTGGAAAGAACGGATACATCGGAGTTCCGCTGGATAATCGGGCTGGTGCTGGAAATTTCCCAGAAGAGACAATGAATAAATTAGGTCTTGTCAGAACTAACAGAGAACTATACATTCCTGCTTAATTATGGGCGGCTCACCTGCTACACCTCCAGCTCCAGATAAGACTCTTGATGTTGCCATGCTTGGCTTGCAGCAGCAGGCTGGTCAGCAGGCACTTGCTAGGCAAAATGCATTGGATGTTGCACGCTCTTCACAGCCGCTTGAGACTCAGTATGTTGACATCTATGGGCCGCAGGGTGCGCTTAATCAGATGGGACAAGTCGCCGCTATA